CCATAAAACAGGCTCAGAGGCCAACCAGAGGCTTCTGATGGCTGCTAACCGTATAGGGAAGTCCTATTGCGGTGCCGCCGAGCTTGCTTACCACGTTACTGGGCTATATCCCAAGTGGTGGAAAGGCCGTAGATTTAAGCAGCCGATAACGGCTTGGGCAGGAGGTATCTCTAATGAAACCACTAGGGATATTGTCCAACATGAATTATTGGGTTCCCCAGATGATCCAGACGCTTTCGGTTCCGGTGCAATACCGAAAAAACTAATAATAAAGACCGAGAGGAAGCCTGGAGTACCTAACGCCAAATCGGTCGCTCTAATCAAGCACGTTAGCGGTGGGAACTCTTCTTTATTCTTCAAAGCCTATGAAATGGGTGTGGAGAAGTGGCAGGGTCGCTCTGTGGACTGTATCTGGCTCGATGAAGAACCGTCAAGAGAGCTATACAGCCAAGCGGTGACGAGGACACTGGACAGGAAGGGCATGGTTTACATGACCTTCACGCCAGAACAGGGCATGACGGAAACTGTTGCGTCCTTTATGAACCGTTTACAGAGCGGTCAGTCCCTGACCAATGCGACTTGGGATGATGCCTCAGAGAGAATATTCTCCATGAACGGGGAAAGAGGCCACCTCTCAGAGTCCGTGATGACCCAGATACTCTCAGCCTACTCGCCACATGAGAGGGAAATGAGGCGTTATGGCAGACCCTCTATCGGCTCTGGCCTTGTGTTCCCCATAAGCGAAGATGATGTAATGGTTGACCCAGTAAAGCTGGAGGATCACTGGCCCAGGATAGCAGCAATAGATTTTGGGTGGGATCATCCTACAGCAGTAGTCTGGTGTGCGGTGGATAACGACACCGAAACATTTTATATATATGATTGCTACAGAGCATCGAAGGCCAGCCCGGCTATTCACGCCCAAGTAATAAAAACTAGGCCGCATTTCATCCCGATAGCCTACCCGCATGACGGAAATCGCAGGGATAGCATGGGGAATCCGGGTCTTGCCGACCAATACAGGAATTTAGGTTGTAACTTTCTGCTTGAGCATTTCACCAATCCTCCTGCTTTGGGTTCCAACAAAGGCTCCAACTCTGTTGAGGAAGGCCTTATGGCAATGCTTCAAGCTGTAGAAGCTGGAAAATTCAAGGTTTTTTCCACGCTCTCTGATTGGTTTGAGGAATTCAGGATGTATCACAGGAAGGATGGGAAGGTAGTTCCTATAAGGGATGACCTTATGAGTGCCACTCGTTATGCTTTCCAATCACAACGCTTTGCTGTAGCTGGGGAAGACCCCTCATGGACGGCAGATGTTAAATACAGGAACTACGGAATTGTTTAATGGCTAAAGAAAAAATTACTGAAGAGGAACTAATCACAAGAATTCGGGGTGAAATAACCGAATCTCTTGGGTATATGGGTGACACCATATCTCAGCAAAGAGAACAGGCTATGTCGTACTACTATGGCCTTCCCTTTGGTAACGAGGTGGATGGTCGTAGCCAATATGTAGATTCTACGGTACAGGATACTATTGAGTGGATAAAGCCGTCCCTCATGCGTGTATTTGCATCCGGGGATGAGATGGTGAAATTTACTCCCCACGGCCCGGAAGACGTACAGATGGCTGACCAAGCTACAGATTACGTTAATTACGTTTTTACAAAAGACAATCCGGGTTGGGAGATACTTTACTCCTGGTTCACGGATGCCCTTTTATCTAAAAACGGGATTGTAAAGGTCTGGTGGGAGGAGTACGAGGAAGAAGAGAGGGAAGAGTACAGGAACCTAGACGAGATGTCGCTTACGGTAATCCTGTCGGACGAGGATGTTGAGGTTATTGAGCATACTCAAACCCAAGAAGAGGGGCAGCCTCCTTATCACGATCTAGTTATAAAACGTAAAAACTATGATGGAAGGGTAAAGATAGAGAATGTACCCCCTTCTGAATTCCTAATTTCCAGGGAATCGAAGTCGATACAGGATGCACGGTTTGTGTGCCATCGTGTCCTGAAAACCCTATCAGAACTCAGGGAGATGTACCCCGATCAAAATCTTGACCCAGAAGATTTGAGGGGTGGTGATGAAGACATGATGGACTTCAGCGCCGAGCGTCTTGAACGCTACCAGTTTGACAAGTCTGCCACCTATTGGGAAGGTTGGGGTGACGCGACTTACGGAGAAGATGGATTACGCACCTACTGGTTACATGAGTCCTACCTAAAAACAGATTTCGATGGTGATGGTATCACGGAGTTGCGTAAGGTTTGTAGCGTAGGGTCTACGATCCTTGCTAATGATGCGATAGATTCTATTCCATTCGTATCTATTACGCCTGTAAAGATTCCGCATAAGTTCTTTGGGTTGTCTATTGCAGACCTTGTTATGGACTTGCAGTTGATGAAGAGTACGCTAATGCGTAATCTCATGGACAATATGTACAACCAGAACTTTGGACGCTATGCAGTCCTTGAAGGCCAAGCGAACCTCGATGATTTACTTACCCAAAGACCGGGCGGGGTAGTCAGAGTTAAATCCCCCAATGCCGTCACACCTTTGGCTACTCCTGCCCTTGAACCCTACTCATTTCAGATGCTTGAGTACCTTGATGGCGTAAGGGAATCTAGGGCTGGTGTATCGAGGATGTCTCAAGGGATGAATGAAAACGCCTTAACCTCGCATACGACAGCTACTGCTGTAAACGCTGTAATGACGGCAGCTCAGAGCAGAGTTGAACTTATAGCCCGGAATTTTGCAGAAACGGGCGTAAAAGATCTTATGCAAACTATCTACGAACTTCTCATGAAGAATCAGGATAGAGAGCGTGTTGTTATGCTGCGTAATAACTGGGTTCCTGTTCGCCCTGATGCCTGGAGAGATAAGTACGATTGCACTGTCAGTGTCGCTTTGGGTAGTGGTAATAAAGATCAGCAGATGATGCACTTGTCCCAGATGCTCTCGTTTGCTGGTGAAGCTATGAAAGGCGGCCTACCCATTGTTAATGTACAGAATATGTACAACTTGGGTGCTGCACTTGTGAAGGCTATGGGATTCCAGAATGTAGATGATTACTTGACCAACCCAGCAACTATTCCTCCGCAACCTCCACAACCTTCCCCAGAAGAGCAGATGAAGGCTATGGAAATGCAGGTGAAGCAGAAAGAACTAGAAATTAAAGCTGCTGAAGTACAGGTCAAGCAGCAGAAAATACAGCAAGAGTATCAGAAAGATGCTGTGGACGCGCAACTTAAAGTTGCAGAACTTAACCTAGAAGCACAACAAGGGAGAGCAGTAGCAATAGGATAATATGACAGACCTAAGAAGAGAGGAACACGCTAAACGCCTCCTCGATGATGAGTTACTACGGGAAGCATTTGATACTTTAAGAGAAGATTTAATGAGCCGCTGGATACACAGTGGTTCGACAGATTCGGAAGCCAGAGAATCTATATGGCTTGCGATACGACTGCTCGAAAGAATTGACGGTCACATAAAGTCCATAGTTGAAACTGGACACATGGCAAAAGTTCTTGAGAAGCAACACCCATATATCTGAATAGAGGAATTTAATTATGGCGGATACGCAGACTGCCCCGCAACTGGCTGGACTTCAGCCACAACCCACGCCCGGCGGAAGTATAGCCGAGGCACAAGAAGCATTACTTGGAATAATGGACACTGATGGGGAAATCCCGGAGGAGAAACCTAAAGCCGAGGAAGCACAACCTACCGAAGATGTAGAGTCTACTGAGGAAGAATCTCAAGACGAATCATTGGAAGAGGAACCCGAAGAGGAAGAAGAGGCTGAGGAAGCCGAAGAAGAATCTGAGGAACCCGATGAGGAAGCCGAAGAGGAACTCCTGTATGCCGTCAAAGTAGATGGCTCAGAACAGGAAGTAACCCTTGACGAGCTTATGAAAGGCTATAGTCGCCAATCGGATTACACCAAAAAGACGCAAGAGTTGGCAGAAGGTCGAAAAGCTATTGAGCAGTTATACGCCCAATATAACTCTGAGATCAATGCGTTACAACAGGAGCGTCAACAGTACGTTGGAGCCTTGTCACAGGTAGTCCAGAACTCGCTTGCTGGTTTAGAGCAGTTTAATAATATTGATTGGGAAACCCTCCGTCAGGATGATCCCATCGAATACTTATCTAAACGAGATGAGCTTACTCAAATGCAAGCTCAACTTCAGGCCAATCAATCTAATATGCAACAGGCCCAAGCTCAACACGCCCAAGCAGTAGAACACCAGAGACAGGATAGGCAGCAGAAATTAGCTGAGTATCACCTTA